TGTCAAATGAGTTCCCTACGAAAGTACACGTAAGGAGCAAGCTTAACAAATATCTTTCGGTCTTCGACGAACAACTTGGGCGGCTGAGCGATGCGATGGAGAACGGCGTCTTCAACCCCAAGTCTGGCCCTTTGTGCGGCTGGTGCCCTGTGGTAGAGTGCGCCCACTGGAAGCCCCGGAGGAAGTGATGCCGTACAAGAACCCTGAGGACCGTAATTACAAACGTGAGTACAAGCTGTACGGCGGCACCGAGCAGCAGAAAAAGAACCGCGCTATGCGCAACGCGGCCCGGGCTAAGATGATGAAAACCGGTAAGGCCCGCAAGGGTGATGGCAAAGACGTAGCGCATGTAGTGGCGCTCGATAAGGGCGGTAGCAACAAGGATGGCCTGCGTTTGGTTAGCAAATCTGCTAACCGTTCTTTTGCTAGGGACAGCAAGCGCAACCTCGTGTCTGAGACCAGCGAGAGGGAGCGCAAACCGCGTGGAAATCGTTGATAATCGGGCGCTGTTGTTAGAGACAGCAGAACCAAAAAAGATCACTGACAGCATCAAAAAGAGCGCAGTGGTTGCAACCAAAGGGAGCAAATACAAAGTGTTAGTTAGATGGGGGCTAGAGGAAGCCCAGACGCTTGCGCTCTTGAAGCACAAGGATGTACCCTCACCGATCCTGCGCGACTACAAGTGGACTGGTAAGCACCAGCCCTTCGCGCACCAAAAGACAACCGCGTCCTTTCTGACGCTCCATGACCGAGCGTTCTGCTTCAATGAGCAGGGTACAGGCAAGACCGCCAGTGTTATCTGGGCAGCGGACTACCTGATAAAGCGCGGCGAGATCAAGCGCGTCTTGGTTCTCTGCCCCCTGTCGATCATGAAGTCGGCGTGGCAGCAAGACCTGTTCACCTTCGCTATGCACCGCTCATGCGGCGTGGCGCACGGTGACGCTAAGACCCGTAAGAAAGTCGTGGCGGCGGGGGCTGAGTTCGTCATCGTCAACTTCGATGGGCTGGCGATCATCAAGGACGACATCATCAACAGTGGCTTTGACCTGATCGTGGTGGATGAAGCCAACGCCTACAAGAACGCCCAGACCAACCGCTGGAAGGTGCTGAACGATATCATCAAGCAGACAAGCCCGATGCTGTGGATGCTTACGGGTACGCCGGCAGCGCAAAGCCCACTAGATGCCTACGGTCTCGCACGGCTCGTAAGTCCTGAGAAGGCACCCAAGTACTTCAGTCACTTCCGCGCCGAGACGATGTATCAAGTGACGAAGTTTAAGTGGGCACCGAAACCCGGCTCCGAGGCTTATGTGCATAGTGTGCTACAGCCTGCGATCCGCTTTGAGAAGAAAGACTGCCTCGACCTGCCAGACGTTACCTATCTGGACCGAGACGCACCGATGACCCCGCAGCAGCAGAAATACTACAAGCAGCTTAAGTCGGAGATGTTGCTTGAGGCAGCGGGCGAGGAGGTCAGCGCCGTCAACGCAGCGGTTAAGATCAACAAGCTGCTCCAGATCAGCGGAGGTGCGGTCTATTCGGATAGTGGCGAGGTGCTGGAGTTCGACGTGTCGAACCGGATGAACGCCGTGTTGGAGGTGATCGAGGAAGCCAGCAACAAGGTGCTGGTCTTCGTACCCTTCACGCACACCATCGAGCTACTGCGCCGGAAGCTGGAGAAGGAAGGCATCAGTTGTGATGTCATCAACGGCAAGGTGCCAGTGAACAAGCGCACCGATATCGTGACGCGGTTCCAGACTGAGAAGACCCCGCACGTGCTGCTTATTCAACCACAGGCAGCGAGCCACGGGCTTACCCTTACGGCAGCAGACACAATCATCTGGTACGCACCGGTCACGTCGGTGGAGACCTACCTGCAAGCTAACGCCCGCATCAATCGCCCCGGCCAGAAGAACGCCATGACGGTGGTGCACATCCGAGGCAGCGATGTCGAAGACAAACTATACTCAATGCTGCGTGGCAACATAAACAATCACGAGCGCATCATAGATTTATATAGACAGATAACGGGAGGATGAAATGACCGACTATAGACTGTTTGATCGCCCCCCAGTGTTCAAGTTTACTATAGGCGACCGCGTCGAGGTAAAGGATCACTTACATCTTAGAGCTACTCGCTGCACAAAGAAATCATACGAGCTAACCTACCCTGAAGGTTTTATGATAGCAGATTTGGTGTGGGGCATACGCGGTCCTGATTACCACTGCGAACCTATAGCGAAGACCAGCCAAGCTAGGGTGATGTGGATTGAAGAAACATATCTACAGCCTCTTGACAATGTATAGAGTAGCGTCTAAACGATAATGCCAACCATAAGGAGCAAACTATGGAAGAATCGGCAATCCCAGCCGATAGGCTGGTAGCGGTTTACCGCCGCATCCGTGCAGCCATCGAAGAGCGTGAGGAAGCTCACGCTCAAGAGATCAACACCCTCAAGGAGAAGCTTGAGATGGTGTCCGAGCGGCTGCTTAAAATCTGCAACGAGCAGAACCTCGATAGTCTGCGTACCCCAGAAGGGACCGTAACACGCCGGGTTAAGTCTCGGTATTGGACCACGGACTGGGACCAGATGTACAAGTTCATCAAGGAGAACGATGCGCCGTTCCTGTTGGAGCAGCGTATCCACAACGGGAATATGAAGCAGTTCCTTGAAGAAAACCCGGACCAACATCCGGCTGGCCTACAGGTCGATAGCAAATACGCTATCACCGTTCGCAAACCCACCAACAAGTGAGAAAAACCATGGGCAACATTACCATTTTCGACGAACCTAGCAACGTGATGACCGTCAAGCGCGAGTCGCGCCTTGCGGATAAGATCGGTTCAAGCACTACGCTGCGCCGGATTGCCACCAACACCAACGGCACTTTCAAGCGCATGGTGAACGGTGAGCAGATCGGAAAAGCTGCGCCGCATGAGCTTAACATCATCATCGTGGACATGCTGAAAGAAGTGTCGCGCGAGTACTACGAGGCCGACTACGACCCGGAAGGCAAGGCCACACTGCCTGATTGCTGGTCGGCTGATGGCCGCACTCCGGACCCCAAGGCTTCAAACCGCAAGGGCGCAAGCTGCGCAAGCTGCCCGATGAACATCGACGGTTCGGGTAACAAGGGGCGTGGTAAGGCTTGCCGCTTCAAGCGCCGCATCGCTGTGCTTGTCGAAGGTGATCCGAGCGGTGACATCTACCAGATGGGCCTCGCTGCCAAATCGCTGTTCGGTAAGGGTATCGGCAACGAGCATCCGTTCGAGAGCTATTGCAACTTCCTTAAGGCTAACGGCGAAGCCCCAGATACCGTCGTGACCAAGGTCATGTACGACACGGAAGCAGACACGCTGACGCTGAAGTTCAAGGCTGTCCGTCACCTTACGCAGGGGGAAGCTGACCTCGTTGACGCTGCTTTCGCTAGCGGTGAAGCTGAGCGTTACATCCGTCTGACTGCTGCGGAAGCAGATGGCGTCACTGCAAAGCCGGTGGCTGCCAAGGCTATTGCGGCACCGAAGGTATCGGTGTTTGATGCTCCGGAAGAAGAGGAAGTGACCGAAGAGCCGGTCAAGCGCGTTGTAAAGAAGCCTGCCGCTGTTGTTGAAGCCCCCGCCGAGGACAAGGACCTTGCGTCTCTCCTCGAAGATTGGGCCGATGAGGAGTAATTCATGTCTCAAGGCTACACCATCAAGGTAGCCGAGGCGATTAGGAACGCTGACGGTAGCCTCATAGGAGTACAGCTTGGGCACATCTGCCTTAAGCGCGGTATATCGGTAATCGAAGCCGCACGTATCTTTGGGGTTACCCGTCAGACGGTTTATCAGTGGTTCTGCGGAGAGACCCTCCCTCACGAGCGTCACAACGATGCTATCCGTGATTGGGTGGAACAACTCAACCAGACCACTGAGTCCTGACCTTCGGTGCATAACAATAATCAGCGGGCTAAACCCCGCAACGGTGGACTATGCAATGACGCACGTAGACCTTTTGAGCAAAGTGCAACCGGCTGATGGCTGGTTCGCTGTGCTTGGTATCAAGGGTGAGCGTGACGTAAGGCAAAAACTTGTAGCTACTCGGGAAGAGGTAGACAGCTATGCGGAGAGGTACGTTGCGGAGGGCCGCAATGTATTCTTCGGTGTCGCCAAATACGAGACGGGCCAGAACCGCCAGAAGGAGAACGTCAAAGCTCTCCGGGCGTTTTGGATGGACATTGATTGCGGCCTTGCGAAGGCGGTAGTCAACGAGAAGACGGGTAGGCCAGACGGGTACGTCGATCAAGCTGCGGGGCTAGCTGCGCTAAGGCAGTTCTGCAAGAAGATCGGTTTGCCAAGGCCCTTGCTTGTCAACTCGGGGCGCGGTGTACACGTATACTGGCCCCTGACCCGCGACGTGACCCGGCAGGAATGGGAGCCTGTAGCCAACCGGCTGGCCGAGCTTTGCGTTACTCACGATTTTTATGTGGACTCCTCCGTGTTTGAGGTAGCCCGCATACTCCGGATACCCGGCACTTTAAATTTCAAGGACGACCCGCCGAAAGATGTAACCGTTATATCTGACGCGGATGCTGTTGGGTTTGAGGAGTTCCGTGACATCCTTGGGGTAAAGCCCCTGAGGCCGATGGAAGTGCCCCAGCGCCGCAGCAGCAATCTGAGTGTGAAGCTGCAAGACAACAACGTCTCACGGTTCTCCAAAATTCTGCGCCGCAGTGCGAAGGGTGACGGGTGCCAGCAGCTTGTAGCAGCCTACAAGGACCGCGCTACGCTGTCTGAGGTCAGGTGGTTTGACGCTCTTTCCGTTGCTAAGTTCTGTGTAGACCGGGACACGGCTATCCAGAAGATGTCGTACGGGCATCCGGATTACGACCCAATCCGGACGATGGATAAGATCAAGCACATCACGGGACCGCACAACTGCGCGACCTTTGATCGGAACAATCCGGGTGGGTGCTACGGCTGCCCCTACTTTGGTAAGATTAAAAACCCGATTGTGCTGGGCAAAGAGGTAGCGGAAGCCGAGACCGAGGATGGCAATTACGTTATCCCTGTTGACGGCGAAGCTGACCTGCCGCTCGACCTGAAGATACCTGAGTACCCTTTCCCGTTTGCACGGGGCAAGAAGGGTGGCATCTACATCAAGCCTGAAAAAGACGAGGAGGTGCCTACTCTCGTCTACGAGCACGACCTATATCTAGTGAAGACGATGACCGACCCGAAAGAGGGGGACGTGCTCGTTATGCGCCTGCACCTGCCTAAAGAAGGTATCCGTGAGTTCACCATCACGCAGAAGCAGGCGGTCGGGGATATGAGTGAGCTTCGCAAGACGCTTGCCAGTAAGGGCGTAGCTGCCACCGAGA